GTCTACAATGCCAACTTGACCTACTGCAAGAACACCTGTTACGTTAACATCTGCCCCAGCGGCTATAGTTACGTTACCAAGCGCAACTATAGAAGAAACACCTGTTAATTCAATCGTAACACTTTCAACTATTGAAGCAGTACCAATTACGCCTATAGCAGTAGCACCTGTTGGTACAACACTGCCGGCGGCTACAATTGTTACAGTGCCTGTTTGCCCAACAGCATTTACACCTGTTAAATCAACTGTACAACCAAGACTTATACCAACCGTGCCAACCTGACCTACGGCATATACCCCAGTAAGTTGTACTGAAATACCAACCGTTGCTTCACCTGTATCAGCAAACGGAGCCCCAGCATAAGGCGAGAAGCCAAAGGTCATTACTTACCTTTCAGAGCATCTACTTCGGCCTTTAACTCTTTAATAGCCTCAATAAGCAACGGAATAATTCGGTCGTATTTAACTGCTTTTATGCCGTTTTCTCTAATAGCAACCACTTCTGGTAATACTTTTTCGATTTCCTGAGCAATTACGCCAATATCATGTTTACGAACAAAATAGCCGTCTTCTGGTTCAGTTAAGTTGTTCCAATCAAACTCAACACCACGAATTTGAAGGACCTTAGCAAGCGCATTTGTAATAACTTGCACGTTGTCTTTTAAACGCTCATCTGAAGAATAAAACGCAGTAACGTTATTTGTTGCACGGATTTCACCAGCTGTACCAGAAGCCGCTGTACCAACACCAAGAGAACCAACTTGATAGCTATTACCTGTTACAAGAGCACTAGCTGTACCAGTCAAAGTTGCAGTAATAGTTCCAGCAGCAAATTCACCAGAAGCTCCACGAAGCACAATAGTACTAGCGCCATTACTAGAAGAAGCAGAAGTCCTGGCATTATCAATAGTCCCTGATGCAATGTTGGACGCATTAATTGCAGATAAAGCTACACCGTTACCAGAAATAGAAAGAGCCGTAATATCGCCTGCACCAAAGCCACCAGACCCGTCACGAAGAACAATCGTAGCTGCCCCGTTAGCGGAAGCTGCAGAAGTACGAGCATTGGCAACCGTACCAGACGAGATGTTAGAAGCGTTGATTGAGTTAATTGCCGATCCGTCACCGCTAAAAGCTCCAGAAACAGTATTAGCGCCAAAGTTACCAGTCGCATCACGAAGAACTATTGTGCTTGCGCTATTAGCTGTATTACCTGTTGTACGACCATTATCTAAAGTGCCTGAAGTTACGTTAGAGGCATTGATAGCTGTTAAAGCTACGCCGTTACCCGATACGTTAGTAAACGCACCAGTTGTGCCGTTAAAAGTCGTGGCGTTAGATGTGGTTGCCGTAATAGTATTAGCTGTGAAATCACCGTTAGAGTCACGCAATACGATTGTGCTTGCTCCGTTAGCCGATGCCGCTGTGGTTCTTCCGTTGGCTAAAGTACCTACAGAGATACTAGAAGCATTGATTGATACGTTGGCTGCATTGGTAAGTTGGCCTTGAGCATTGACTGTAAATTGTCCAACAGCCCCATCGTTGCCATATTGCGCTGCAGTAACGGCTGTATTTGAAATGCTAAATGTCAGGTTGGAAAGATTTAGTCCTGTCCCTGCCGCATAGATCTGAGCAGAGCTAATCTGGGCAAACGTAATATTGGTTGAGCCAAAAGTAATCGTGCCTTGGGTATTACATGTATACGTACGACCAGCGCCAGTATTACCAGCAGTTACAAAGAAAGTTGAACCTTCACTTAATTGAGTTGAGCTAGCCAAACCAAATGTATCAGTGTCAGTAGAGCGAGTTAATACCCACTGTGCAGAAGCATTACCTGGATTAGTGACTGTATATACACCGTTTTGCACTGCGTTAGATTGCGCAAAAACCAAAATACGAGCTGTATTAGCTACGCTTACACCGTCAACAACAAGAGCAGCATTAGCAGCGTTATTTGTAAGCGTTGCGCCTACACCATTACCAGCGCCATTTGGTTGGTTATAAACAGCAACCAAAGCTACATCTTCTTCAACTAAAACAGGCTCGTGAAAATGAGTACCAGAAAGAACTAGATTATCTACATATGTTTTATTAACAATGTCCGTAGCATTAGCAGCGTTGGCACTAATGGTTCCATTTGTTAGCGTTACAGTAGTAGCTGTTAAGTTGGTTGTGTTGATATTTGTAAAAGCTATAGTGTTTGCACCATTACCAAACGCCTCAACCTTACCTGTGGCTTGATTTATATAGACCGCTTCACCAGCTGGCTGAGTAATAAATACCTCAAGACCGTTTGCACCAGCGGTAAAGTTAACTGCCGATCCTGAATTAGATGAAGAAAGAACCGTAGTCCTAGCTAATGTAGCTGGAGACGTAAACGTGCCAAGACCAACTTCCCACTCGGTATCAAACCCAGCAGCTAAGTTGTGTATTGTGTAATAAACGGTAGAACCAGTAGCTACAGCGGCATTAAACGTTTGATAGCCAGGAAATGCACCACCAAGCGTAATACTGCCTGTGCCAGAGCTAGCGCTGGATTCTTTAACCCTATCTTTCAGAATCAAAGCCATGAGGCTCTCCTAATTACGAAGCGGTTAAACGAATAATTGCGTTACTTGCGTCAGCAGTTGGGAAGTTAACAGCAAAAGTACCATTTGTTGAGGTCTTATCGCCGCCAAAAGCTAATACACACACAGCCGCATTTGCCAAATTAGCGTTATAAATTAAAGCGCCATTAGCAGTAATAGTTGCATTTGCCCAAGAGCTATTAGTAAACGAGATAAAAGCTACGTTTCCAGTATTAGTTGGGGTTACGCTAACTGATAAAGTGTTACCACCAGCGCTGTAATTACCTGCTGAAGCTACTTCATTACTTGTAGTGTATGCAGTTGTGTTCTCGTTAATAGTAGCCGAGCTAGTGTACAGGGCTAATTTAAACGTATTTGCTGAAAAATTGTGCTGACCATTTAAGATTTGAACCTTAAACGATGTAGCCATTGCTTGAGTAATTGCCATTTTTTGCTCCTAAAAATTATCTTACGGGTCCAGGTACAGGTAATCGTAATTGTCCATCACGATAAGCACTACGTCTATCTTTACCATCACCCAAGTCTTTGAGCAACGCTAAGGATTCTTGGTACTTCTGTTCGTAATACGCCACCATATCTTGCTCACCCTTTTGGAAGATTATAGCCTCACGTAACGAACCATACAACAAAACACTTTCAAAATTATCCCCCAGCCAAGAGGTTCCGGCTGCGTTCTGAATATTATAAACAGGGACTGAGAATCCACTTCCCGTACCCCCGATTGTAGATACAGCGGCACTTAATGAATTGCCTACAAGATACAAATATCCTGGATTTACTAAAGTAACCGTAGTTACCACCCCTCCAGCTACAGTAATGGTGGCGGTTCCATTTGATCCATTACCACCTGTTAAAGGAACATTAACGTATGTACCGTTGGTGTAGCCAGAACCCCCAACAATCGTGCCAAAACCAGCCAACCCGCCTTGAACAATGGTTGTTGGGTAGTAGTAATAGTGCAACTCAGTGTTGTAGTCGTCGTCTGGGGTTGGTCCAATTATGTAGACATAAGGGCTAAATTGCGCATAGTACCTAGGCAAACCTGTGTCACTAGTTGGATTTGGGTAGGACTGACGGATAAAGTTAACGTCTTTATCAATCAAATACTCATAGCTACCATCATTATTAATAACAGCAAGAGAAAAAGACGCCAAATAATCGTTGGGGAGCGCTATGTAGTAGTCTCCCTGAATAAAGTTACCAATGACGCTTTTACGGATAGCAGGTATTGCAACAGCGTTATAAATACGCTCTTCGCACAGCTGTACAAAGTTAGGAATGTTCTGAACAAATAGTTGCTCAGTTGATTCCGTATAGCTTTGAATAGCCTCAGATAACTGCTGGTAGTTCATTATGCCATTGGTCCTCTAGCCATTACACCCTTAGTTGCTGCGCCAGTACCACGAATCTTCATCTCACCATGCTTGTTAATTGGTTGATCGTTGTTCTTGGTATATCCGCCTACAGACATATTTACCTGATCTACGCCATTGCCTGGCTTAGTAACAGCAGACTTTACTGTAGTTATTTTCTTACCATCCATTGTGTGCGGTGCAGCATAAACCTCAGCAGGTCCTACTTCCTTGCCGCCTTTTTTCATAGAAAATTTAGCCATGATTAACCTTTCTTTTGAGCAGCGATCTTAGCCAGACCACGACCCATTTTTTTCATATCTGCATTGGTTTTGCCGCCTTTAGAGCCGCTGTGCTTTGGACCCTTTTCAATACCTACTGACGGGCCCGAATCACCAAGGTTTTTACCTTTGGTTTTACCCGTTTTAGTAACGCCATCTGCGCCTGATTTGTACATTTTCAACTCCTTAAGTTGTTGTTACCGTTACTGTACCAAGAATTACTTGTTGCACCAAGTCATTTGGTGTTAAACCCGCATCTGGACCCCTACTACCCCCAACTGGGTTCCACCCCCATTGAAACACCCTACTACCTAATTCTGGACCACCAAACCCATTTGGGCCAATACCCGTCTGGTTAATTTGTAAACCATTGTTACCTGATACTAAATAACTCACGTCTGGTCTTGGCTCTCGCACTGCCTGTGGGTCATTTACTGGATACAAGCCTAACGACAACTGAGGCTGATCTGGATCCCAACAAGACGGGCAAACCTTAACTTGGTACGGTTTTGTCTTTAATATCTGTATCTTTAATTCCGTAAGTTTATACCGCTGCGCACATCTGTCGCACTCCGCAATGGCATATTTACCCGAAGAAAATTTATTTGGCATGTCATTTATCTGTAGTAAAACATATTGCGTGGCACAAACCGAACAGGAGCTTTTTCCCGGTCTTCGTCTGCGGCAAGCGTCCATTGTTGTTCATAGTCGGCTTTGAGCATCATTATTCTATTTGCGTCAACCCCAGGCATCTTGGTACTTAATTGATAAGCCAAACCAGCAGCCATGCAGGGAATAAAACGGAACGGAATGTCTTCGGTCCTAACACCACTACCTGCGTCTTGAATGCGCCGCATTCTGTAATACACAAATGTGTACTGAGTTCCTGGTGGGTTAGGAGTAGGCCAGACATTAATGCATGGTAAGTTATTGGTATATACCTCTGCAGCCGTCACATGACTTGTTGCCGTTGTACCGTTTTGACCACGCCAAGCGTTAAGTATTTGATTTCCAACAATATTT